GGCTTTGGGCTCCCTATTTTAGAGGCAAAAATGTGCGGCAAGCCTGTCATCTCTATAAAGACGGGCGGCTTAACTAGACAAGTTGAAGATCATTTGACTGGTGCGCAGTACGGAATAGGTTTGGATCCTGAAGTGAGATCCATGGTCGGCAACTTGATGATCCCCTACATCTACGAAGATTTTATATCTCACGAAACTTTATCCAGGTCTTTCATGGAGATGTACGAGTGGGGCCCAGACAAGCGAAAAGAAATAGGAATGAAAGCAATGAAGCATGCGCATAGAGACTACGTCTTAGATGACGTCGTAAAAGACTGGGACGCAAGCTTGACTAAACTTATTGATGCTTGGGGAAAACCTGAATCAAAGCCCGCGCTTTGGGAATTGAAGGTGTTAGATGTTTGAAACTAATTTTTTTACAAACTTCAATAAGAAAAAAGTGCTTCTTCGTGGGCCCGCGCTGACTCAGTCTGGATATGGCGTGCACACTAGACAGATCGCACGCTGGTTGCTCTCTAAAGACGTGGATCTAAAAATTCAAGCTACGCCCTGGGGCACTACGCCTTGGTTGATAGACAGTAATCTATGCAGTGGATTAATCGGAGCTATGATGCAAAGAACCGTTGATCCTACTGATCAAAGATATGATGCAACTTTTCAAGTACAACTACCTAACGAGTGGGACACTAGCATGTCCAACACTAACATTGGAATATCAGCAGTCGTAGAAACTGACAAGTGTAATCCTGCGTGGGTTGAAGCTTGCAATAAGATGACTTCGATCGTAGTACCTTCAAAGCACTGTCATAGTGTTCTTCTGCAGTCTGGCAGATTGAATGTTCCTGCGCACGTGATACCCGAGTCTTTTCCTGATGAAATTTTAAGAGAAAAAAAGACTAGAGTAACTGACCTACATTTTGAGACCAACTTTAATTTTTTAATTGTGGGTCAAATCACAGGAAAGAACGCAGAAAATGATAGAAAAAACATCTTCTATACAATTAAATGGATTTGTGAAACATTTAAGGACGACAAGAATGTAGGTCTGGTAATTAAAACTAACTCGGGCCGAAACACAAAGATAGACAGACACATCGTTGAGAATGTGATTAAGTCTGTTTTAACAGAGATTAGAAAGAAACCCTCACCTAAAATCTACCTCCTGCACGGTGAGATGACAGACGAAGAGATGGCATCATTGTACGTGCACCCTCAGATAAAAGCGCTGGTGTCACTTACACGCGGCGAAGGCTATGGTCTACCAATTTTAGAGGCAGCTGCATCTGGCCTTCCTGTGATAGCTACTAATTGGTCTGGGCATCTTGACTTCATGTCTAAGGGCAAGTTTATTGGAATTGACTACAGCTTAGACAACGTACATCAAACTCGTCTAGATGGAGAAATTTTCATGCCAGGATGCAAATGGGCGACTCCAAAAGAAGACGACTTTAAGAAAAAAGTTGTTAAATTTAGGCACTCAACTTCGACACCAAAACAATGGGCACTTGATCTAAAAGAGAAGATAAACAAAGATTACTCATTTGACGCTGTTTCTAAAGCGTATGATGAAGCTCTCGGTAAATTTCTATGATTGTAACTTTCATATTTGCTATCTTATTTGTCATTTCTACAACATTGTTAATTAGAACAGCAAGAAATAGCATACAGCTTATTGATAAAATTGACGACTTAGAAGAGCAATTAGGGTTGGCTGTTAAAATTCTTGAAGAGCGTCATAAGCGACTTGAAGCAAAATCAAAGACTGAAATTTTTTTTGATGATCCTGTAGTTAAAGAAGTTGTCAAAGACATCGCGGACTGCAGAGACGCTGTTGCAAAAATTATTGATAATTTTGAAAACAAAGAGGAACAAGACGAATAGACGCGATAATATAAGCGAAAATTAAGATTAGTTGGTTATTAATGTCAAAGAACTTAAAAAGAAAAAAGAAGACGTCAGGGTCGAAAGAAATTAAAAGACAGAGTCTAGATAAGAATATTATAGAAATTGATTTAGCTTCTAACAATGGAGCTGCACACCTTGACAAAATTAATGAAGTCGATGTCATCAATAACAAAGAAGAAAAATCTAACTTAAAACTCTATTTTAATCAAGACACACACAAGGCAATAGTAGCATTTCAATTAGAGCAGACAAAAAAAGACAGAGATAAGCTTTATGTAGAGCAGATAATGCCAGCTTTTGAAAAGCTTGTAGAGAATCTAATAAACATCTATAAGTTTACAAGCATGCATGATTCTTACGAAGACTTAAAAGTTGATTGTGTCAATTTTCTATTTGAGACCATACACAAATTTGATGAAACAAGAGGAACTAACGCATTTTCATATTTTAACGTCGTTGCCAAGAACTGGCTTATCATTAAAACAAAACAAAAATCTCAGAAGATGAAAAAACTTGTTAGCTTAGATGACCCTGAAAGTCTATCTAGCTATGACACATGCCTGATAGAAGAACACAATTATCTTCCTTTCAAAGATGCTGGCATGGAATTTGCAAATCGCAAAGAGATAGTCAAGATGCTCTACGACATAAGAGCGAAAACTAAGTCGGAAAATGAATTGATTTGTATTAACTCTATCATCACTGTTTTTGAAAATTTAGACGATATTGACCTGTTAAATAAAAGCGCAATACTGCTTTATATGAGAGAATTATCGGGTCTCTCGCCCAAGCAAATGACTACTACGATGCAAGCGATAAAGAGTTATTACAAAAAGTTAAAGATAGAATCTGCCAAATCTCAATAATTGTTAATATGAAATCCATTGAAGATGCAGAAATACTTTTAGAACAAAAGACTAAAGACTTTTCAGATTTGCTCAATCAAATAGACGGTGTTTCTGATAAAAAAAAGAAACTGTGGAAAGAGATATACGAAAATGCAGTCGTAGACCGTCAGAATGCTTACTTTCTTTTTTGCGCTTTAGTGAAGATAGTAGAAAACGATAGCACAGAGCACGCAGTGCATGGCAAGACCTTGGCGTCATACATTGAAAAAATGGGAAAATCAAACGATCAGTTAATTAGATTGTCTGAGCTGATATCTAAAGCAGAAAAAGCTAATAATGAAATAGACCCAGAAGAGATATTTAGAAAAATAGAAGGTAATTAATGTGGAATCCTAAAGATCTACTAGACTCAGTAGACCCCATACTGGGTTACATAGAAAGCGGCATACATGGCGGTCATTTTAAGACTGTTCCATCAACAATGCCTACATTTCGACGTATGGTAGTTCTTGACGTAATATCAGACCCTCGCGCCATTTTAGGAAACGATAGAAAAAAAATTGACTATTACAAAGATGTATTAGGGGTTTCAAATACGCAGTTTGTTAATGTTTTGCCAAGAAATACAATCGTAGGGCAAATGATCAGGTCTGATCAACCTCCAATGTTTTTATTTCCATTTTTTTCTTCTCACCTTTCACTACCCTGCAAACCTGGCGAATGCGTTTGGTCAATAGTAGAGGATCCTGAAATAAATCCCATTGAAATTGCTTACTGGATGTGCAGGATTACAGAACCACACATAGCAGATGACGTTAATCATACGCATCCTTCAAGAGCGGCTGATCCAAGTTTTGCAGGAATTGATAGAACTTCAAAGGTCGAGCGATCTAAAAATGACGGAAAAACGAAGCCAAGATACGAACTTAGAAATGGTGAAATCAAAGTTAATTACGGTGAAAGAAGCATAGACACAAACAAGCTCCTTGTTACGAATACTGTGCAAGAAGATTATTTTGAATTATTAGTCACACAATCAGATAGTTCTCAATTAGTTCAATTTGAAGCAGTTCCAAGATTTAAAAAAAGACCCTCAGATATAGTCTTAGAGGGTTCCAATAACACTTTAATCGTTTTAGGCACCGATAGAATTTCTAGCGTCGGTACTTTTACAGATGACGGTGATTCTATCAATGGGCCAAAACCTTCTTTGACAGCTGCTAGTTATTTTACTAGAAGCGCAGGAAGCATAGATCTAGTGGTTGGTAGAGGACAAACAGCCACTACTTTTGGACAACAAGTAGATACAACATCTATCTTAAAATCAACAAAAGATAGCCCTGGGCTTCCTATAAAACAAGAGATAGCAAAAGCTGAAGATCAATTAACGCCTCAAGAGGGCGACTTTGATGCAGTAAATGATCGAAGTAGAATACAGATATCTCAAAGAACAAAGGTAGATGAAAATTATATTTTAACAGAATTTAATTCGGGCGAATTTGATGTGTTAGATTCAGACGGAGGAGATTCAGCCATAGTTCTAAAAACAGACAAGGTGCGTCTTATTGCAAGATCTGATCTACAATTTATTGTAAAGGGTTTCGATGCAGGAACAAATGTTGTAAATGAATCTATAATGAACGAACTAGATGATAGTGCTAATTGGTCTACTATCATAATAAAATCAAATGGTGATGTCATTATTAAACCTTCAGAAAAAGGAATGATAAAATTAGGTGACGACACTGCAGATAGAGCACTATTGTGCACAGACTTCCCAGCTACTTTGATTGATACGCCCACTCAAAAATCAGTAAATCCTCACACACCTCCGCTGCTTAATACGATGGGTGGAAAATTTGGGGGTACATGTATACCTTCTCAAGGTACATGGGCTAGCAAGATATTAGTGACAGGAGCAAGATAATGCCTGGGATAATGGAAAATGTTGGCATATTAAACTCTTCGGGAAAACTTACTAAAGAAGCCATGCTCGCAATAGTTGAAAGACTAAACGCCGCGCAACAAAAAGGTACAGAAAAAACTCCTCCTGTTGATAAAGAACATCAACTACCTGCTGATATTCTTGATGAAAATAAATACCCAGAATTTCACAAAGAGGTATTTGGAACCTATGAAGGTGTTATTAATTCTCTCAATTTGCAAGGTAATTTTTCTTTGCCGCCGCCCTTTATTGATCCAATAGCGCTAGCAGTTAAGCTAAACCCTAAAGTTACAGGTTCTATTGGCTTTAACTTTGAAAATCTTCCTACTATTAATCCCGTCTCTCTTGCACTTATGTTAGAAATAACACCGCTCGACTTGATGTCTAAATTAAGTCTACCGCCAAATGACCCGGATGCAATAATAAAACCGCCCCTGCCAAATTTTTCTTTACCTGCGTATCTGCAAGATCCAGCTTACTTGAAGTCGTTGGCGAATATTAGTAATCTTGCGCCGGCGTGCGTAGGTGGCAAGGCTTTCCCTGACAAAATAGAATATGACTTGTGGAAGAGTCCGCAGCTTGGAATACCGAAAGCTTTTGCAGGCGTCTTAAAGCAGCTTTTGCAAGATCCACCAAAGATACTTGGAATGGTAGCACCTGAACCTAATTTAAAATTTGCGATAGAAGGTATTCAAAAATCAGAGATCTTTGGAAAGTCTGACGAGGGCGAAGTCACAAAATCAGCAGTTCAAGAAGACTTAGCTAAGTATGTAGGAGAAGCAACTGGCGTCGTTGCTCTCGGAATGGCAATAGGTGATGGAGGAAAAAAAGGCGCAACTGGTCTCTGCGCAGGTAGTGTTAAACTTACAGTAACAGAAACCGTATTAGAAAACGTTGAATTTACTGCAACAAGTTCCGCCGGACGAAAGATGATATCTATTGCCAAAGCATTTTTAGGTTCCCCACATGAGTTACAGACAGGAGCAAAATCGGGAGCCAAGCTTGTTAGTGAAGCAGGCGATGCATTCCCCAACTTTATTTTACAGAAGAGCTATAAGCAAGAAGTGCCCGAGCCCACCGGCTACGGTACTATTGCTACAACTTGCGGTCTTTTGACACCGACGCTGATTGATGTTTTATTAGGCCTGGGCTGGGAATCTTCAAACGGAATAGTTGATTCTAGCGGTAAATCCGCGGGCCTAAAGGATCTTCCGTCACCAATAAAAGAAGCCAAGGCAGCGGGAGATAAAAATACGCCGGAATTAGACACCAATGCTGGTGGTAAATCTACAACTATTCCAAAAGGGCCTGTCGGATGCATGATATTTGGAAAGCTTCTACGTGCGTGGATACCATCCGAAGCGGGCGCGGTGCCCGAGCCGGGAGACATCTATTTTGTGGGCGCGAACGGGCGTGTAGATCACACAGGATTAATTGCGGGTGGTAGTGTTGTTGGATCTCCAATCGAAGTCAACGAGGAGACCGGGCGCGGGATAATTATAACTGCAGACGCAGGTCAAGGCGCAGCCGGGCGGGCGAAGGAGCATCCGCCGAAAGGCGTGGGCGACACCATCACTGTGGGTGGCAAATTCGGAAATAAACCTGTACTGATAACTGAAGCAAATAAAAGTGAGCAGAACGTGGCGAAGGCACTCGGCGAAATAAATGGCGGCACGCCTTCTTCGCAGCAAACTAGTTGGTCTAAAAAGGGATGGTATTCAGGAGATTATCATATTGGATCTGCGACAATGTCGGGAGACTTCGGGGAAGGAGCAAATCAAACGGCTAAAGGAAATACTAAAGCTAGGCCCATAGCAGGCTGGATCAGCATATCAAAATTGTTTAAAGTATTTGGTTCTAGCGTTACGAATGGCGCTGAACCGGCAGTGCAGCAGAAGTGCAAGAGATGGGTTGAAGATGCATATAAATTTTCTTGGGCGTCGTCGACGAGCGCGCCCCTTCAAAATAAAGTCCTCCGTGCAGAAATTGTGTTTGATGAAACAACTGCCGACCCTGTTTATTACTCCCTTCTTGAACCAGATAAAAAAAATAGACTTTAATAATTAACTCAAATGGCGACTTATAGTTTTAAGAGTTCAGGTAAAACTTTAGAGCAGAGAGCAGTCGAGGCACTCAACTCGTCTAAAATACCATTTGGAATAAAAACTCCCATGGAATTAGGGTCTACGGGTGAGGGCCTGATTGCCATGAATTACAATTTGGCTGATCAATTTGCTGATAATTTTAGAAATTTGCTACTGACCAATTATGGAGAGCGCCTAGGCGTCTATGACTTTGGTGCTAATTTAAAACCTCTCACTACAGAATTTACGTCTCAAGAAGATTTTGATAACGAAGCTATCGAGAGAATAAGAAATGCCGTTGCTCGATGGATGCCATTCATTGCTTTGAATACTTTTGAATCTGTAATCGACAGAAATGACAATAAGAACACAGCCGTCATAAATATAAATATTACTTACAGCATACCCGCTGTTGAGCAAAACAATAGATCATTACAAATTGTTTTGTATGTAATATAGCATGACGTCTATTTAGTAATGCAGGACAATATCTAATGGCATTTACGGACAATAAAGAAGCGCTTAAGACCATACGTCAGAGAAACTACCTGGCTAGAGATTTTGACAGTTTCAGGAGAGTATTACTTGAATATGCTAGGCAATACTACCCAGATAAAATAAAAGATTTTTCTGAAGCATCCTTGGGTGGCCTGTTTTTGGACATGGCAGCTTATGTTGGCGACAATCTTTCTTTTTACTTGGATCATTTGTACGGCGAGTTAAACCCTGACACAGCAGTTGAAACAAAGAATATTGAGCAAGCTTTGCGCAATGCCGGCGTGAAAGTAGTAGGTGCAGCACCTGCGATTGTTTCTGTAGATTTTTACATTGAAGTGCCAGTTTTGCAAGATCTTTCTCCTGATCCTTCGCTTTTGCCCACAGTTCAAGCAGGTTCTATAGTAAAAGCGGATAATGGAATTTCTTTCATTCTGATTGAAGATGTTGAATTTTGGCAAGTTAACACTGACACAGCGGCGATTGAGTTAAATCCAGACGTGGAGGTTTCTAATGGCAGAAGACTCAATAGCGTGATAGTAACAAAGATTCTTAAAAAATCAGGATTATGCTCTTCGGGTGTACAAACTTCTGAGTCCGTCCAGATCGGATCTTTTACGCCGTTTAGAAGAATAACATTAGTAAATCAAAATGTGACGAGCATCATATCGGTGTCAGACTCAAACGGTAATATTTACTATGAAGTCGATGGTCTCTCGCATGATGTTGTGTATCAGAATGCTGTAAACGTCACACAGCGTGACGTGTATGCAAAAGATTCGCTAAGAGTGATTCCTGCGCCCTATCGTTACATAAGTAGGACTTCTTTAGATGACAGAACTACGACGCTAGTTTTTGGGGGTGGTACGGCAGACTCTCTCGACGACGATGCGATTCCTGATCCATCAGAATTTGCCATACCGCTTAGATATAAGCAAACATTTTCAAGAAAATCAGTAAATCCTCAAAGGCTTCTTCAAACTACTACGCTAGGCGTCGGCCCTCAAAATACTTCACTGTCAATAGTGTATCGTCATGGCGGTGGACTGTCGCACAACGTGCAGACTGGCACAATTAGAAGCATTGTTACAGCAAATGTTCTTTTCCCAGAAAATCCAGACTTTTCACTACAGAAACAAGTAAGAACATCATTAGAGGCATTTAATTCCTCGCCTGCATCAGGAGGAGAGGACGCACCTACTTCTGATGAACTTTTAGCATTAATTTCAACTCTTAAGAGTTCTCAAGAAAGAATTGTCACAAAGGAAGATCTCTTAGCTAGAGTGTACACGATGCCTTCTAATTTTGGTAGAGTATTTCGTGCGTCAGTATCAAATAATCCAAACAACCCTTTGGCTTCTAGGCTCCATATTATTTCTCGATCACCCGAGGGTAGACTCATTCAATCTTCAGATATTCTTAAGATAAATCTTAAACGCTATCTTAATTCTTATAGAATGATTTCAGACGCAATTGATCTTCTTGATGCAGAAGTGATAAATCTTGAAGTCTACTTTCAAATAATTGCAGATCCTAGTTATAATAAGACAACATTGTTGAAAGACATAATAAAGTCTATACAGAATCAGCTCAATATAAAAAATATGCACATAAATCAGCCTATTGTTAGATCTGATATTACCACAACGATTCTATCCCATAAGGGCGTTTTATCTGTTGACAATGTAACGATTTCTAATTTATATGGTGTTGTCAAAAATAGACAATATTCTTCAAGCACATTTGACGTGAAGGCAAACACTAGAAATCAGATAATTTATCCCCCGCCTGGCGGAATATTTGAAGTACGATACCCAGAGGCAAACATAGTCGGCAAGGCAATTTCAAATGTATAGAACTCTAAAATCTGATAAAGATACGTACATCACAAATAAAGTCATCTCTGCTAAGTCTAGAGTTTCAGGTAACGTTGGATTAGCAGGTACAATTGATTTATTTAAGATATATGATCAAGCGCCTGATAGTGCGGGCGTCACGAATGAGATCTCTAGAGCTTTAGTGCATTTTGATCTACAATATTTAAAAGATCTTTATTATTCAGGAAGTGTAGATATTTCAGATGATTCATTTTTTTGCCGCATCTCGCTAAAAGATGTTTTTGGCGGACAACCAACACCCAGCGATTTTACAGTCAGTGTATTTCCGCTCTCAGCATCATTTGAAGAAGGCTTAGGCAAGGATTTAGTTTATTATTCTGACGTAGATGCGTCTAATTGGCTTTCTTCCTCCAGGGGCACGCTGTGGAATTCTGAAGGCTGTAGTTCTGGTGGAGGTTCCACTCAAACTTGTGATTTCATCACCGGATCTCTATCGATTAGCAATACTGAAGTAAAACAAATTTTTACCAAGGGCACTGAAGACTTGCTTGTTGATGTCACATCAATAGTGTCTGCTACGCTGACAGGTGAACTTCCCGATAGAGGATTTCGAATAAC